AATTTCCAATGGATGTATGATGGTGAGGTACAATCAATTTTTGGAGTTGCTAGAAGCGCCAGTTCTTACACAAGCGGGCGCTGGGTTGACGAATATAGCGCGAGTCTTGATAACCTTACTTCAGCTTGGTTGCCCGACACCTACTATGTATATGGTGATTCTTTGAAATGGTTGGGGGTATCTGATTCTCGCACACTCAAGTATGAACAACGTTTCCTAATGACCACAAATATTTATGATCCTAAGGTATATCAAACAACTAAAGTGACAGAGTTAAATCCTCTTGGATTGGTCAAGCTATCCTTAAAACAAGACGAATTCAATGAAATGCGAGACAATTTGGATCTTATGATATGTGATTATTATACAGATAGCGGAGACATCAGAAGCGATGAGCCAATTCTTATTGAGCCAGATGATCCTGTTAGAGATATATCTACAAGTGTTATTATTCCAATGACCATAAACGATCATAGTGAATATGCTCCTGCAACAAACTTCTCTCCTGCTCTTGCCATTGGATCCACTACATATTACCAAGTAAAATTTTCCAATCCTGGAATCGATCCCGAATGGAGAATGCAAATTATCAATCCAAACAATAGTTATTCTGAAGCACGAATTCAATATTGGCAAAGATTGATCAAGCTAACTAAGTTGCCAAACAATCTCTTATCATTAAAGGTGGGAAAGGCCGGTTCTCTTGCCGGAGTATCTTTTGTACTGTCTGTTTCAGATATTAAAGGTGATTACTACTCTTACTTGTCTTTGGAGGTGAGTAAATGATCAGAGATATACAATCAATAAAAAGAGATCTTGAAAGCAAAGAGAATAATGATATTATCCTCAAGAAAGAAAAGATCAAAAAAATGTTCTTTGATGATCCCGATATTCTTGAGATATTGGGACAAAAAGATAAAAGTCCATTAAATAAGTATGTAGATGAATCAAACCCAACAGAAGAAGAATTAAAAGAACGGAAAGCAATTATAGAATATAATGAAAAGGTATCTCATCAGCAAATTTTACCCTATTTAAAATTAAATGGAATACAAAAAGAAGTTCTAAATTTTATTATGTTTGATATAGATGACAGAGATGTTTCTTATACCAATAAAGTAATAAAGAATCAAGAAATTATTGTAATGTGCTTGGTTCACGAGGATGACATGGATACAGAGTACGGCATAACAAGAACTGACTTATTAGGTTATCTAGTAAAAGATTTGTTATGTTGGACTAATGCTCTGGGTTTACAACTAAAGTGTATTTGTGATTTAAGTGATATTATTGACAGTAGATATTATTGTCGGACACTTAAATTCAAAGTGGAAGCACCCAATCATTTAATGAATGGTGTGAATAATCGTTATGACAAATTCAGTCATTGATACAATTCCGCTTGAGTCTAAGCCCTCTTTCGATGCCTTACAGATGTATTTTATGGAGCCTTATGAAATAGTTACGGACACATATACTATCACAATCAACCAACCGACTATAGGAGAGATTTTGAAATATGGAGAAAAAGATTTTTTCTCTATGGTAAATCCTTTTATTAGTAACCCAACTTCCTATAGGTTGTTTTTATGGGAGGCTGGTGTTGATTGGAATAAAATTTCTGATTATGAATTATTTTGTATTCTGGTTAAGGGGTTACAAGTATCTCAGACCGCTATTATTTTTGGCGATTTGGATTTTTCTAAGTTTGACCTATATTCGGTTAAGACAGACGAGGGAAATACAGTTCAAACTCTTATCAATAAGGATCAAGGCGTCGTAATAAATGAACAAACGTATTCTCTTATAGCAGAATACTTAAGAGCAATGCTTAATATGTATCCTAAAGTTGAAAAAGCAAAAGGTAAAACAACTAAGCTATGGATAATAAACGAGGAAAAACAAAAGCTTGAACTTGAGAAAAAAGAAAAGAAAAAAAATGATTCTATACTACTGCCGTTAGTTTCTGCTTGTATCAATCATCCGGGATTCAAGTATAACTTGGAAGAATTGAAACAAGTCGGCATCGTACAATTTATGGACAGTGTGAATCGATTACAAGTATACGAAAATACACGGGCACTGATAAATGGCCGGTACTCTGGTATGATTGATACTTCTAAAATAGATTCCAAAGAATTTGATTTTATGCGAGACATAAAACGAAGCTAGTAAATGGAGGGTTTATACCCTCTATTTTTTATATTTAAAAATATTTTAAAGGAGGAAATACCAATGGCATTTAAATTAAATGACATTATTATCGATCGTCTTCTTTATGGTGTTGCTGAGAACTTCGATGGTGTTGTTCAGTATGTACTGACCCAGCTGCAGGAAGGTAACATTTCCATTACTGCTGAGTCTAAAGAGGCAAGAGATAGAGACGGCGTTTTGGTAATGAAGCGCTATACAGGTAAAGCAGGAACCTTCTCTGCAACCAATGCAATGTTAAGTGCTGTTATTATGGAAGCAACTTCTGGTTCTGAAGCAATTTACGCAGACGCAGACAATATGATTACTATGCCTAAGATTGTTGTTGCAAAGGCTGGTACTACTGTTTCATTAGCTGATTATATTGAGGGTACTGTAAAGGTTAATGCTTATTACACAAATGGTACTGTTGGCCAAGAATACGCTCTGGGCACTACAGCAAGTGAAGCTGAGTACGTTATTTCTGAAGATGGCGTTCTGACCCTGCCTACCGCAGCAGACGTTCCTCAGTTCATGATCAGATATCAGAGAAATGTATCTGAGGGTGTTAAGATTGTTAACAGAAGTGATAAGTATCCTCGCACTGTACGCCTAATCCTGAAGGCTTTGGCTGTAGACCCTTGTGCCGCAGATACTCTGAAAGCTTGCTATATTGAATTCCCCTCTTTCCAGGTATCTCCTGAGATTGAGATCAATTTGGCTACCGATGCTACTCTGGATTTCTCTGGAGATCTTCAGGTAGATTATTGCTCCGCAGATAAGGTTCTGTATAACTTCTACTGGGCAGATGGTGATGAGGAAGAGGAATAATTACATAAATAATCTTCTCTCTTTTTTTGGCGGCTGGTGTGTGTCAAAGCACACCAGCTGATTTCGAGTCATATTATGTGACTCATTAACATCAAGGAGTAACAATATGACTAAACAAAATAATAAAACTTGCATCACTTGCGAAAAAAAATATACATATTGCAATCGATGTGATGATTTTGCAACTCTTCCAAAATGGATGACCGCATGGTGTTCAAAGCGTTGTAAGGATATCTTTAATATTGCTTCATCTTATTTGACTGATACCATAGATGAAAATGAAGCCAAACAACGATTAGAGTCGCTTACTTTAAGCCCTGAAGAACATTATTCTTTTGGTGTTCAGAAAGCTTTAGATAAAATGAAATATTTTGAAGTTCTTCCTAAAGAATCAGATAATATCGAAGAAGAACAAGTAGAAAATGATATCTCCGATATTCAACCTGTAAAAGTACAGGCTAGAACTCGGAGGAAAAAGGAATATATTGAACAGTGATTATAACAAGGGGATGTAGCTCACTGTTCGAGCTATGTCCCCTTTTTTTGATAAAGGAGGCAAATAGAATGATAGAAACTCACTTAAAGCCTCGTAATTATCGCACTAACGAGGTATGCCGAATCATAAATCCCAAACAATGTAAGTTTTATATTAAAAACGGTTTATATCCTATTGATATATATACTAGTATTGATGAAAAAACCGGTGGAGATATTATTGTGATGATTTTTGATCGTAAGGAATCATATCCCTTATTTCAAAAATGGTGCGACTATGAAACAGAATAATAAAGATAATTCATATAAAGGGGAATTTATGGGAAATACAAAGCAAACATTATACTTAACCTCTCCCATCCCACCTAGCGTTAACCACTACACTGCCATTAGGGCAATTAATAAAAATGGTAGACCAATGGCGATGATGTATGAGACAAAGGAAGCAGAAGACTATAAAAATGCTTTCAAACAATATATAAAGCAACAAGTCTTGGAGCAAAATTGGAATATGCCACTGGATAAGCAACAACATTTCTATGTTGATTGCTTATTTTATTTTGACCGAATTGATATGGACACAAACAATTATTTTAAGTGCATGCTCGATGCTATTACAGAAACTCAAACTATATGGGTGGATGATAATGTGGTTTGCGAACGAGTTAACGGCATATTCTATGACCGAAAGAATCCAAGAATAGAAATGATAATTACTCCGGTGGATTATATCGGCGTATTTATCAACGAAGTCGAAAAGAATGTATTTGAAGATAGGTGTAAAACCTGTTCTCGATATTCAAATAATTGCTCAATTTTAAGAAAAGCAGTTGAGGGACGTATTCAAGAAGAAATTGAGGACGGCACTTGTCTAAAATACAAAGAATCAAAATCTAAAAGAAAGGAGTGATAAAAATGGCTAGTTCATTTACCAAGTCACTGCAGAACGCTTCTGCTACTTCGGTTACCTCTTTGGCCAAATCAAGCGTAGAACAAGTTTCTACCTTTGCAATAGAGGAACCAGAGAGTGCATATGTTGTATCAACAAAATATGACTGGTACGCAAATTATAAAGACAATGCTTTTTCAGTTATTGATGCAGACAAGAATATTATCATGGACAAGTCCCAGATTAACCTGACCCAAGAGGAAAATAGTCAGTTTATTCCTTTTAAGCTGCCTCGATATTGGGACGGAATTGATCTAATGGAAATGTCATTCCGATTCCGATATGTTAACAGTAAAGGTGAAGAAGACATTGTTCCTCCTAAAAATGTATCTTATAACGACACACATATTATTATCCATTGGTTAGTTGGTGCCAATGCTACATATCTAGCCGGTGAAGTTGATTTCGAAATTTTTGCAACAGGAGTAAATGAAAAAGGTGAAAACTACACTTGGAGAACCAGACCAAATGGCAAGTTAAACATTCTAAAGTCTTTGGTTGGTAATGGTGTAGTTCAACCCACAGACGAATGGATTATGCAATTTGTTCGTGAGATTGATGCTAAAATTGCTGAAGCTCAATCATATTCCCAAGCAGCTCAAGCATCAGCAGATGAGGCAAAGGCAACGGCAGCCGAAGTTGATGAAAAGATTGCAAATGTTGAGAGTTCACTTTCAGAAAGTCTTGATTCTAAAATTACAGCTGAGTTAGAAAATTATTATACTAAGCCGGAAATAGATGAATTTTTAGCAAATATCGATTTTACTGAAATTGAAGAAAAGATCGATAATATAGATGGTCTTGCAAATTTCGATGTAAACTATGACGAAACTGCTCAGACCTTAACATTTATGAACGGCGAATCTGAGATTAAGACTATTCCATTGAATATGACTCCTTCTATGGA